TCGTCGCGCTCTGCGGCGCTAAAATCATTCCACTGTTTTAGAAAAAGCGACGGTTTGAAGCTGATTAGCGCAACAACCTCGTCGACAACGGGGCCGAATACCATTAGCCGCCCATACCAGGTGCGCGCCTTTTGCAGTGCCGGCCAGATGTTACCGATTGCAATAATGAGTGCAAGCCCCTTTTTGATTTCACTTGTGCCGTATTTTTCCACGTTCATTTGTCAATACCTCCGTTTAACTTGTTTTCCATTCGGTCTTGTCTTTTGTGCATTGCCTTTTGACTTTGCTGCAACGCCCCAAGCTCACGCTCGCGCTTGAAAAAAAAGCCAAGCATTGCAACCACTATCACAGTGAGCGCCCCTATTAGAGCTATAACAATTGCCTCGCTCAACTAGCGGCCCTCCAAAATTGACAGCGTGTAGGCGCAAAGCGCTGCCGTGGGCGCGTGCCCGCCCCAGTGAAACGCCTCTGCGCCGGGGTCGGGTAAAACACTGTGGGGGCAGACGCGGTTAAAAAGATTTAACGCGGGCCCGTAGACACCTGCAAACCGCTCGTCGTCCGAATAGCGCGCCAAAAGTGCGGCGTAAATCGGCGAGTCGGGGTTTTCGCCCGCCCAGTATTCGACTGCCTCAAGGTGCCACGGTCTAATAAAACCGTGGGTGCGCCCGTAAAGGTTTATATAGTACATTAGAACGTTTCCACGGTAGCCGTGTTTCAGTTTTTCAAACTGTCGTTTAAGACGGCCCCACTGGTCTGCAAGCGCGTCCTCGCTTTGCTCTGAAATTCTTGAAACACCGCAGAGCTTGTCGTGAAGTGCCCACGCAATGGGCGCGAGTACAATATGATAGGTGTATTCAAGCGGCCCGGTGCCCATAACCCACTCGTTGGCCTCGGCGTAGTCGAGCATTCGCTGCATACCCGCGCAGTCGTTTGCAGTGAGCGCCGAGTGCATGTAGCCCATTACAATTTCAAGGCTGGGCTCACCACGCCAGCCTGTACACGGGTCAAGGTGACGGTGTATTTGGCCGGTTTTTTCGACCCTAACGCCGTCAATTATTGTGTACTCGTGCGCGGCATGGTCTACACGCGAGGCCGGGTTTAAAACGCCCGTATTCCACGCGCCCGCCCATGTCAGCGAGTCGCAGCGGTGCCAAAGCGTGTAGGGGTCGTCAACAAGCGCCTCGTAGTTTGACACGGTGCCGCGTGCGCGCTGCATTGGGTCAAGTTTCGGGTTGGCCTTTTTTTCAAACCAACTGCATCCTGTCAACAGCAACACCGCTACAATGTACTTGCGCATTTAAACCCCCTAGTGATCTTTGGCAACCAGTGTAATTGTAAACCTGCATTTCCAGGTTGTGCATGTAGGGCCTGAGTCGGTCTGCGCCCTTATAATGTCACCGGCCTTTAGAGGAATGGTGACAGGCACCGAGTCGTGATAACCAGACGCCGCCGTGTCGGTTATGCCGAGGGTGTAGCCCTCCAAAATGTCGTTTCCAGGTTGCACGGTTAGGTTGGTCGAGTTTTTTGTTATGCCAAGCCGGGTGTTTGCTGCAGGGCCCTGGTCCTGGTATGTCAGGGCATAGACACCATCAACGTTTATTGTAAACGTTGACCCGTTTGCAGCGGTTTCAGCGTGCGTGATTGCCGACCCGGACGAGTCCTCTACATTTGTAAACCGTCTAATGTGGGTGTCTGTACTGCCGTGGCCGTTTGGCTCACTAACGATTATAAAGCTGCCAACGGGCGCAGTAAAAAAGTCCACGCGCCGCCAGCCTGTGGCGTCACTTTGAAGCGTTACCGATTGGTCTTGACGCCGTATTTCCACATGGGTTGCCCCGTCTATGGTTTCTGCACCTTCACCGTCAACTGAAACCCAACCCGTGCCCGATATCTTTTTTACCGTAACATAGCGGTTTGGGTTGTCTGCGGCTGTGGCCAACGTAATGGTTACACCCACATTTACGGTATGTGTGCCGCCCCCGGCTGCCGCTGTAATGTCAACGGCTGCGCCGCCAACACTGTCGGCAAGTTGAAAGTCGTCACCTGACACACCTACAACAAAATACATTTGGTAGTGTGTCAAACCGTCTGGGACTGTCCCAGTGCTTGTCAGGTAAACAGTGTCGCCGTTTGCTCTACCGTGTCCTGCTTTTGTAATTACATCTGTGCCAACCGTAACGTCACCGTCTACAAATGTAAACGTAGTCGACCCCGCCTCTACCAACGCCGTTCTGAGGTTGTCACCGTCTGTCACCGTGTAATTGGCGCTTTTTGTTGAAACAAGGTTGTTTCCAGAGGCCGTAGTTGCCCAGTCCAGGTTGCCACTGCCGTCGGTTTTAAGCACCTGGTTTGCCGTGCCGTCGCCGTCGGGCCACTTGAATGTTTCCGTGGCTGTTACACTGTCGGGGGCGGTAAACCCAATGTAGTTTGTGCCGTTGCCGGTTTGCTCGTAAAATTTCAACTCGTCCTGGTTAAACAGGTCTGTGCCGGCCAAAGGCGAAAAATTAACACCGTCGTTGGCTATTTCAAGCCTTGAATTGCCCTGGTCTGCCCGCAGCAACGGGTTTGCCGCCCCTGCCCCATAGTCAAATTCAATTGTTTTGTCGCTTGACGACCCACTACCAAGTTTCAACGTGTCCTTTGGCACGCGCTCAAAGCCCGCAGCAAGTGCGACGGTTGCAACTGTAGTTATCAATGCAACTGCAAACCACTTTTTATATTTCATTTTACACCTCCGATATGTTTTGTGAGACAACCGGCTTTTTGCCAACAGGCACAAGCGAGTCGTCAATTTCGGTGTCGGTGCCTGCGGCAAACCGCACACCTACTATTTTATTGTAAATTGCCGGCGCAGGCATGTTAAACACCTTGTCGCCGCCCGCAGTAAACCCTACAAAACGCCCGTTAAACCACTCAAGGCCCTCGGCATTCAACTTTACCCCAACCGTTGTAGCGCCTTTTGTAAACGTTACCCCTGGTTTACAGTACACACGCCAAAAGGACTTTGACATGTCAATGGTTGTGTCGATCGTTTGGTCCTCCAGGATCAAAACCGACAGGTTGCTGCCAAGCGCGCCGTCGTCAATTGCATCCTGAAGCGTGTCGTGTGTTGCCGCCGGGTTTGCCCCGGTGTCGCCAATAACAACGTCGTATGCAACAAACTGCGCGTCGGTTTTAGACTCAAGGTATTTGATCCAGGCGTCTGCATTCCACCACAACCAGTTTGCAAGTGGTGCCGGCGGGCGCTCGTCGTCCAACCATGCAGCTTGCTTTTTTGCAACGCTCGGCTCAACGACACGGTTTGCAAAGTCGGGGTTTCCAACGCCCCAGTCTGTGTTACTTGTTGGTTTAGGTAATACCATTAGATTGCCCCCTTAAATTCCTACAAATGTGCCGCCAACAATTGGGTCGACAAGTGACCCCCAACCGCCAACGTTTACGTCTGTGCCGTCAAATGCAAACGGCGTTTTGTTTCTTTGCAGCTTGGCAAACTTGCCGCCCTGCGTGCCTGTTATGTCCGACCAACCCGCGCCCGCAAGCTCGGGGTTGTTTCCTTTAAATGCAAACGGCTCGTCCGGGTCAAAACAAACAATGTGATCTATTCTAACGCCGCCTGCGGCTATCAATTCCATGTTTCTAAAAACAAACTCAACGTCTTCGGCAGGTATTTCAGTGTCGGACCCAAGCATTATTTTTGCTTTTTCAAGGTTTTGGTAATGCACAAGGTCGGCCTGCACAAGTAGTTTAAAAATCTGTATTACTTTTTCAGGGCCGCCCTGCGACGTGTTTTGGCCGATCTTTACAAGTAGTAAAATCCTGTACTCGTCGTCTGGCTTGCCTGCACGCTCCAAGCCTACAATGTCACCTATGCCGTCAAGTTGCGCACCCTCTGCAAGTGCAAGGCTGCGTGCGTCGATCATTCCAAACGTGGCGTCCTCTGCGTCCTGCACCTGGTTGGAAAAAGCCTCAATAAAGGCCTCGTGCCTTGGTTTTTCCCTGTACTGGGTTGCCGAACGGCCAAGGGCACGCTCTACGTGGTTTGTTATTGTGGTAATGTCTGTCAAGGCGTTGTTACCTCAATGCGTGACGTGTCCCAAGCCGAAATTTCGCGGGCCTCAATTGGCACGTTGTCGTCGGTCGTGGGTGACGCGGTTTTTCCAACTCTTATTACCATGTCCAAAATACCAGGAATTTGCGAGGCTGCACACTCCAAAGAGTCGCTACCATGTACAATTACGTCGTTTCCAATGCCGATTGCGTCGCCGTGGGCTACTATTGCGGCCTTTAACTGGTCGTCGCCGTCTACGGGGTAGATTTCCGAGTTGACTACAAGGTCAAACTCTGCCCAAATGTCCACGTCCGAGGGGCGCGAAAACTTTTGGGGCTGTGTAAACCCCTGCGAGTCTACAACGCTTTCTGTAATGTCGCCTATGCGTTGAATGCCTGCGGCAACCACGTCAAAAATTGCGGCTGCAATGTCCTCGACTGTGCCGCCCTGCACCACAATGTCAACACAGTTTGGCGGCCTGCCGTCAACGTCTACAATTTCGCTGTCGTTTTCAAAAACCACAACCGCCGTTACCCCGTCGACTTCCAACACCTTGGACTTTATAGCCTCGGTAGTCGCACGGCCCGCAATTGCAATTTCCTCCAAACGGCGCAGCCTAAAGCTAATGTCGTCCTCTAGATCGGTGCCAACCGGGTCGGCGTCAAGCGCGTTTGTTGCACTCGTCCAACCAGTTACAGGGGTTTCTATTACCGTCAAGGTGCCCGCAGGGGCCTGCACGGGGCCGGTTTCCTGGGCGGTTGCCTCTACGTCGACTTGCGGCAAAACGCCCGCAGTTTGCTCTGTTATGGTAATGGGCATGTTTCCAGAGCTATAGCCCTGTATTGAAGTTTGGAATGTAAAGCCCGTGTCGCCGTCTGTCCAATCGGCCCGGTCGCCCTGCGCCGCGTCGTCTGTCGTGGTGACGTTGCCAACCGCACCGCTGCCAAATTGTGGGTCGGCACCCAAAGCGGCGGCGAGCGCGGCAGCAACGGAGTTTGCAGAGTCGTCGGACGACGCCCCTGTTACCTCTATTTGTCTGTCTGCAGCCAGTGCGCCGGCAGGCGGGGCGCTGCCGTCGTTGTCAATGTCAAACCATACGCCAACGCTGCCCGCCTGGTCGTATGCTGTAAACCACTTGCGGTCAAGGCTGCCGGAAACGTCCGCCGTTGTGGTGACTTTTGTTTGCTCGTGACTGGTCAGCGTGTTGGTACTAACCGTAATTGCATTTTGTGGGGCGCTGCCAAGGTCGTTTATAAAGGTTATGTCAAAAAACCCGTCCTGCACGTCGCCCGAAACCGAAACGTTGCCCGCGCCTATTCCACTAAGGGCCTCAAGGGCGGCCTCAATGTCTGCTTCCAGGTCGTCCCAGTCAATTGCGGCTGTAACCTCGCCGTTGAAATCCAGGGTAAAGCTGCCCGCCTCGGGCACAGCGCCAAAGGTTATGCGCTGCACGTTGTCGACACCCGCCGCAATGGTTGCGTCGGTGTCGGTGTCAAATTTCGCGTCGGTGTTGCCGTCAACCGACACGGTTTTGCCTGCAGGTATGAGCGTGCCCACGGTGCCGTAGAGGGTCAACGTTACCTTTGAGCTTGTGGGGGCCTCGCGCTCTGAGCCCGTAATTGCCGCCACGTTGTCAAGGCTTGCGCCCTCTGCCGTTGCCGGGTATTGCGAGTTGTAAACTTGCTCCATAAAGGACCAAATAGACCCAAGGCGGTCGGCGTAAATTGCAACTATCTGGCCAAAAGGCCCCTCGTCGCTAAGATCTACGCTGTCGCCAAAAGTTGCCTTAAGGTCGTTTTCAATTTCTGCGCGTATGTCCTCGGTGCGCTTTGCATTAAACCCCTGCGCGGTTACTCCAAATGTCACGGCACTACCTCCGAAAAATTCAAAACACCCTCTGTGCTTATTGCTTCAAATTCGACAGTCAAGCGGCGCGTCGCGTTGTCGAGGGTAAACGTACTGTCTTTTAATGTAATAATTCCAGGTGAGTCTAGAATGTGCTGTATTAGTATTGCCTCTACTTCAGACGGGTTTGGGTTTTTCTTTAGAATTTTGGAAAACCAGGGCACGCCCCTGCGAACGTCCAGAAACCACTCGCCCAGAAAAAACTTTAACCGCGTGGTAACAATTTGGGCTATTTCCTCGACGCCCGTTACAATCTGCAACTGCCCGTTTTGCAAGTCCCAGTCGCCGTCGCTGTTAAGTTTAATATTCAAGCAACCCCCCTTGCGGTGTCAACGAGCGGGTTTGGCGTGGGTGTAACGCTGTCGCTACCCGTTGTCGTTACTGTTAAAAGCAGTGTCGCCTCGTAGAGCTTTTGTATTATTGCCGAGTCTTTTGCATCCTTTACATTGGGCGCACTGGCAAGCTCCAAAATCTTGTTTTCACCTGCATCAATGCTGGCGGTGTCAAATACAGACGAGGACACGACCGACCAGGTAGTTGTAGGCGAGGGCGTGCCAATAGAGTCGCCCGCCTTTACTGCAACCGTGGCGGCCTGCATACCCTGCCCCCATGCGTCTGCAAGTTTCGATGCAAACTGCACTTTGGACTCGCCAATTGCAGCGGTCGCGTAGACAGCGCGAAATGCCGCCTTGCCGAAAACAACCGGCAAGGGCGGCACCGCTATGGTAATGCCGGGAAGGGACATTTTGGGCGTGTCTAAACGCTCTGCATACCAGTTTGCAAGGTTGTCGGGCCAATCGGGGTCGCTTGTGGGCGGCACCTGCGCCTCAAATGTTTGTTTCCAAATGTCCAGTGCGTCCAGTGTCACGCTGTTATTACCCCAAGTTTTTGTTGTATTGCCAAAAATTCGGCGGCGTTGTTTGGAACGCCTGAGTTGCCTGCAATTGTTGGCACTGTTATTAGCTGTGACTGCGCAAGGGCCTCGTCAAAAAGCCCCATTAGGTCAATTGCCCCGTTGCTAAAACTAAACTTGCCCTCTTTTGTAACGCGGAGCTTGCCCGCGCTCACCGCTATTTCAATTTCTGTTTTCTTTACTGTGACTTTGCTTGCAACCGTGTTTTGCAATACCACGTTGTCGGGGTCGACCCCTGCAAGTGGTGCCGTGGCGGGGTAGACGCCCGGAATTGCAACGGCGTCGCTAATGTCGTGGTGCCGGGGGTCGTCGGCCTGTACAACGCCGCCCTGTGACTTCCAACGCTCAAGCGAGCGCTGCGAAAAAACCAAAAGCACGTAGTCGCCCTTTGCAATTGGAAATGTCAACGCGGCTTGGCCTGCACGAGGAAAACCAACCGGCACAGTGTTTATTATTGGCAGGTTAACAACCTCGTCGTCTTTTGCGTACTTGCGTTTTATGCAGGGCTGCACGTCCACGGTGCCAAGTTTTGCGTTGTAGTTTTCAACTTGTGCTGGCAAACAGGTAAACATCTGCAAAAGCTCGTTTTGCACAAGGGCCTGCATTGCGCCGAAAAAACTTGGCGTTTCGTCGTTTACAAGTGGTTTTGCTGCACTTTTAACCAATTGCCTCTGCCTCTACCATTGAATACCAGGGGCCCCCGTGGGTGTCGCCGTCAATTGTTACCTTGCGCACTTCAAACTCGCCGGCTATGTCCTGCGAATTTACTGTGACGGGGTGCTTTGGTATTATTTCGCCGTTTAACAGTGTTTTAAACTCAATGCCTTTTTCACGTTTTATTACGTTTCCAATAAGTCCGGTTTGGCTTGTAACAAGTGGGGCCAGTGCGGGCAGCGGTGTGCCCTCGGTGCCGATCTGCACGGCCTCGTTTTGCACAGACCACTCAAGGCCGAAACGCCGGGCCAACTTGTCTAGAAGCTCCTTTGCAGTGCCCGAAAAACTAAAGCCCCCAACTGCTATTTCAGACAGTGCAAAAAAGCTAGGCCCCTGTGTTACCCCCAACCCCTCAAGGGCTGCGGTTAAAATAGCCTGGTAGGGCGTGCCGGCCTTAAAGCTAAAGTCTACATGGTTTTCCTTTAGCGCCTTGCCGCCGTCTTTTAGTTCTATTTCAGTGATCCAATCAGGGTGTTTTCTAATGGAAACGGCCTTTGTAATGTCGCCGGCTGCCACAATTTCAAGCGCTCCGGGGTAGCCCGCCTTTAGCTCAAGGCGCATGTCGTCGCCCTCTAGAAACGTGCGCGAGTCGGGGTTTAGGTTAAACACCTTTATTACGGCCTTGTTTGATCTGGACTCGTTGGTTTTTTCTATTTTAAACTGGACGCGCAGGCCCGTGTAGTCTCGCCCAATGCCCAACTTATCGTAGGCTCTAAGCTCTGCAACACGCAAATACTGCCTTGTGCCTATAGCGTCAACCAACTAAGCAGCCTCCACATAAAATAGTTTAATGTCGTTGCCCAAGTCCTCGCGGCCTGCATACTTTTGCTCGCCCGACTCGTCCAGTGCGAAAAACTCACCCGGCGGCAGCGCGTCGTCTTTAAATCTCTCAATTAAATTATAATCCGTTAAAATTACTATTCCACTCAACAGGGGGTTTTCGTTCTCGTCTGCAATGTCCATTAACCAACGATCCATGCGCTCATTGTACCTAAAGGTAAACGTGTAGAGTTTGCCCTCAAGGTCAATTTGAAACGTGTAGGCCGGCAAGTCTGCCCGTACTGGTATTACCTTTGTAGCCACCGCCTAACCCCCAACGCTGTTTGTAAAACTTTTTAGAATGCTCACGTTTTCAGTTTGTTTTTCCGTTGCCTCGCCTGCGGCCTGTTGCCCGTTGTTTGCCTTTGAAGCCCCGCCGGTCGCGTCGGCTGCAATTACGTTTTCGGGCAAGTCCACGCTTGCACTTGTTACAAGCTGTACTTGCTCAAATGTCGCTGTAAACTTTACGCTGCGGCCCTCGTCTATAGTCTGTGGGTTGCTAAGCGCCCTTATTAAAAGGTTTGTGTACGTTTTTTGTTTTGTAACAACGCGCAAAAGGTCGCGGCCCTGTTGCAGCCCTAAAAGGTAGTCCCACGCCTTGCGCGGGTAGTCGTCGTCGTTTAAATCACGGTTTGCAATTTGTTGCTCAAGGCTCGCCCCGTCGGGTATGTCGGGCGACAGTGCGAAATTTACCGCCTTTTGCACGCCTACGGCTGCCCCCGTGGTAATAAGCGTGGACGCCACGCCGCCAACCTGAGTCCCAATAAGGCCGCCCGCAGCGCCCGCCAAAAGACCAAGGCCCGAGCCCAGAAAACCCTCGGGCAGGGGGGCCTCGGAAATAATACCCTCAAGGTCAAAACTGAAATTGCCAAGCGTGGCATGGTCCGCAATGTTTGCGCCCGACTCTACCGGGTTTTTTGTAATGTCCACGTTTCTAAAGGGCCGCAACTGCAGGGCTGCGTCAAGCGTCAAGCCGGGGGCCTCGGGGTCGTCCCGACTTATCACAACCCTTTGGGGGCTGTTGCCTGTCAAAAAACCTAAAATCGTCACGGTTGCCTATTCCTTTATTGCGCCTGTGAGTGTTGCAAAGTCGCGTGCAGTGCGCTCGTGCGCCTCTGCAACGCCGTCCACAACGAGTCGCTTCAATGTTTCCTCGGGCAGGTTGCTGCCCTCTATTTTTACCTCTGTTTTGAAAACAGGCGAGGAAAAACCTGCCGGCAGCATTGTGCCGCCTGCGCCTGCCCCGGCGGCCCTTAAAAGGTAGCTGTCGGACTTGGGCGAAAACCCCGGCATTAGCTTGCGCAGTATTTCCTCGCGTGAAGCGCTGGGGTCAATGCCACGCGCCTTTAACCGTTCGGTTAGGCCTTGGGCCTTTTCGATTGTTTCGGGGCTGAAAACACCGGCTGCCGCTGCAGGCCCGTGTTTTTCAATAAACTGCCGCGCCCTAACCGTGTCAGCCCCGGACTGCACAAGCCTGTTTGCCTGTTCTATTTGCTTGCGTGTTTGAATGCCCAAAAGCGCGCCAAGTTTTGGAAACCTGCGCACAAAGGCCTCGGCTATGCCCTCAACTATTACCTCACCTATTTTGTAGCCTATTTTTGCAAGTGCGAGTGAGCCCGTAATTGCAATGTCAAGTGCAGCCAAAAGCGCCTCTGCAATCTTTTTGCGTTGGCCTGCAAATTGCTCGTCGGTTAGAAACGCGACAAACTTATCCATAAACGCCTGGACTTTTGCAATTGCGGCATTTCCAAAGTTGTCTATTGCCGCCAAAAACTCGGGCTTTGCCTTGTCGATGTTTCTAACAAAGGACCCAATGAGCGAGTCGCCGCCCTGCATAAAAACAACAAAGTCCTCTATCAGCAAAAACAGCGCGGCAATTGCCGCACCGATTGCAAGAGGTATTGCAAGCGCAATCAGCTTTAGGGAAAACAGCGCGAGCGCTGCCGTGCGTGTTGTGGCAATGAATACGCCAAGGTTTTTGGCTGCACTCAATGCAACAAAACCGACTTGGCCGAGGAAACCCAAAACGCGCACCGCCACAAAGGCAACCAGTGCCGTTGTCGCAAGTTTAACCGCGTTTTCAAAACCCCCAACCGCCTTGGTAGCCGCAGACAGCACGCGCAGCACTGCGAGGCCTACCTTTACAAGTTGCTTCATTCCCTTTACAAGTATTTTTATAAACCGCGTGGTTTTTTGCTGTATTAGTTCTTTGTTTGCCTCGACCCATTGAATTGCAATCTTTAAATACTCTTTGGCCTCGGGCACAAGCGCGCCGCCAACTGTCACTGCCAAAACCTGCACTGCGTCCTGCAGGTTGGAAAAAAGCCCCAAAAGTGTGCGGCTTTGCTTGTCCATTAGCCCGGTAAACCGCCCGGTGCCGTTTGCAAGGTCCTGCAGTGCCTTGTTTACAATGTCAAACCCAACCTCGCCCTTGCTGACAAGGTTTTGCACCTCAGTTGCAGCAACGCCCATTTCCTTTGCAATTGCCTCAACAATTGGCACGCCTGCCTCAGTAAACTGCCGCACTTCCTGACCGCGCAAACGCCCGGCAGTGCGCACCTGTCCAAAGGCAAGTGTTAGCTGCGGCAGTTTTTCGCGCCCCACGCCTGCGGCAATGTTTCCAAGCGCCGTCAACGTGTCTATCATGTTTTCGGCTTCTATTCCGTAGGCAAGCAACTGCTTTGTAGAGTCGAAAACGCCTTTAAGTTGAAACGGCGTTTTCTGGGCAAACATTATTAAATCACTGGTTAGCTTTTTTGCTTTTTCCTGCGACTGCGTTAGGGTTTCAAATGCAATTTCTATTTGCTCAAAGTCGCCGGCCTCGCGCAATAAAAGCCCGATGCCCGCCGACAGCCCCGCAAACCCCGCCGTTACATGGAATGTTAGATTGCGCAGGCTGCGCAGTGAAGTTTTAAGGCCCTTAATGCGTGCGTCTACACGTTTTAGGGGCCTGTCGTCGACATTGAAGCCCCACCTTGTAACCAGTTCGCGTACTGTTGCCACGCCTTGCCCCCAGTTGCATTAGCCTTGCCTTGCCCTCGCTTTTGCCCTGCGCTCGGCCTCGGCCTGTGACCAGTCCTCGTGCTCGTCGGTAACGTCCAAAGCCTCGTTTGCGTCCAGCAAATCGTAAAGCGACCAATGCAAATCGTATTCCTTTACCGTACACACCCCGCGCAAAATCGGCCTCCACTTAAACAAGTTGATGTTTAATTGGCCGGGGTCGAATTTTGGCCCGCTGTCTGATTTTTTCCCGGCACTATGCCGGCGGGTATGTCTGCGAAAAAATCAGAGTATTGGACTTTTAGGACACCGACAACAACCTTTAACAGATGCCCCGGCCTGCCCATAAAGTGCGTGTCGTAGGCGACCTTTGCGCCGTCGCACTCCATTGCCTCGGTAAAAGAGCGCACTTTTTGCACAACCTCTTTTTCCTGGATATTGGCAAGCATTGCCTTTACGGCGGGGGTCAAAAGTTTCAAGTCAACGTCGGTGTCTAGAATGTCCTGCAACGAGTCAACGCTTGAAATAATTGCAGTTATTGACTCGCCACATGTTTTGGTTAACCAGGCAAGGTTTTCCATTGCCTTGTCGGGGTGCCACATGTTTACTGCGTAGGTGCAGCCCCCAACCTCAAATGTACTTGTAGTTTTCATTTCGCCGACCCTCTAAAAATTGTGGTTATTGCGGGGGCGCAATGCCGCCGCCGGTAAAGACCAGTTCGCCCGTTTCAAAAATCCAGGTGCGGTCGCTGTTTTCCTTTGCGTGCGCCTTGTCTGCAGGTTTTTGCACCCAAGCGTAGGCTGCCGAGCAAATTTCAGTGCCGTTGTTGTCTTTTACAATTATTGACACTATGCCGCCGTTTTCCGACTCGTCTGCAATTGCATAGCCCTCAAGAATTGAATTGCTTGTCGAGCTTTGCATTAGCGTAATTGTGACGGTGCCGCTGCGGTCGTTTGACTTGAAACGGGTTTGCTCGCCGTCCGCGCCGCCTGCCCTTGTAAATGTGTCGTTGTTTCGGGCGCACTCTACAAAAGTGCCGTCCGCGTAGCCCTGGACTATGTGGCCCCCGACAACAACGGAAAGTTGTTTAGGGTCAAAAGTTTTCATTTTTTAGAAACCTCCGTTTAAAGTGTTAGGGTGCCTTGAATTTCTGTTTTATGAATTGCGCCCGCAAGCGGTGCGTTGAAATTCATATTATCCAAAATACGGTTGGCCTTGTCCGCTGCAGGCACGTCTGCGGCCTTGGGCACTGTAACCGTGTAGTCGGACGTAATAATGGAATTGTTTACGCCAAGCTGCAGGGCTGCGCGCATTTCGCCCTCTACCGAAGTAATGCCGTCGTCGGTGTAGGGAATTTTTTCCTCATTTACCAACAGGGCAAAAACAAATTCCTGCATACGGGCAACTATAAAGTCGATGCCCCTTATAATGTCCATGTACTCGCCCGAGGCAACCTTGCCCTCTTCAGTGACGTTGAGGCCTGCAACAGTCGTGTAGGTGTTTCCGTTTTTGCCAAGCACTGCGGTTTTGCCCG